GTTGCCGACGTAAGACTGACGCCGGATGCAGATTGCGTCACGATCTGACCAACATTTCCAGAACCGGCGCCGCTGCCGTCCGTAGAACCGTTGATTACAACGTTGCCGCCGGACGGGTTGAGGGAAAGGGGCGCAGTGACGGGGGTCAACGTCGCGCTGATCACTGGCGCGAAATAATCCGTGAACGACGCCGAGACGATCGGCGGCACGCCGGGAACATAGTTCGTTCCGGCATTCGTGACTGAATAACCCGAAATACCCCACAGCAGGTTCATCGTGACTGCACCCGAGCACCCAGCAACGGTAATCGTCGCCGGGTTGGTCGGCCGCGCGGAGTAAGTGCCGGCCGCCAACGGCACAGCCCCGGTCACAACGCCGCCGGTCAGAGTCAGGGTCAGCGTCGCAGTCACGCTCGACGTGCCGCCAACCACGGTTCCGGTCGTGCCTGTGCAGCCGCCCGTGCCGTTGCTGGCAATGGAATAGACGCCGGTCCCAACGGCGGTCGGATGGCTGGACAGCGCGTAGCTGGTTACGCTCGCGGTCGCCTGCGTGCCGCTGGGCGGCGCCTGGATCGTCAGCGTCGGCGTGACGCTGGTGTCATAGGCACCCCCGTCGGCGATCGCCAACGCGGTGACGGTCGCGGTCTGCGACTGCACCGAGGTCGCCGTGATCGCCGTCGTGGCTACCGTGCCGACAGGCCCGACCGCAAAACCCTGGCCGGTGAACTCCGCGCCTCCCGATGCGACAGTGCCCTGCCGGAAGTCAATGCCGTAGAGATACGAATAGGTTTGAGCAACGCCGGTCAGGCCACGCTGCTGGATGCCCATGATCGTGGTCGTCGCAGACCCAGACCAATAGTTGGGCAGGCCACCCAACAAGAAAAAATACTGCCAACCCGGACCAGCCGGCGCACTTGCACCCGATCCTTGCGATGCAATGTTGACAGCGGCGTCAATGTAGTCGCCGCGTGTCGCGTCGTTAGGGCCAAGAACGATATCAACCGCATTCTTGATCGCAGCCGTGGAATTTGCGTCGAGAGTCAGGTCAAATTCGTGACTGTAGATTGCATCAAGACCTGTGCTGCCGACAGTGTAGGTGTTTGAATCACCAGCCCAAAAAGAACCGATATAGGTATCGTGACTTGGGCCGAGCGCGCCGCGCGTTCCGCCTGTTGCTGCGGCAGAATACGCATAGTTCTGGTCTCCAACGATAATCTGCCCAGATGTCGGAAGCGTCCCAACGTTGTGTGCGACCACCTCGAACAAATTGCGGCCACCAAACCCGGCATTGCCCCCAAGAGCGCCAAGTATCTGGAAATCGCTGGTAAACGGCCCGTTGGCTTGGTCAGTAATGGCGATATACCATGGGGTAATCGCCGACGACGACGTGCCGTAAAAGTATGGCGTTTCTTGCACCATGTATGGGTTGACGGCTACGTTATAGGTGCCACCCTGCCCTATTTGGTAAGGCGTCAAAAGGCCGTTGATTGTTGCATTGTTATTAACGGTGAGCGCTGTTCCTGTACCGGACAACGTCAGGAGGCCATTGATTGTTGCATTGTTATTAACGGTGAGCGCTGTTCCTGTACCGGACAACGTCAGGAGGCCATTGATCGTCGCCCCATTCGTGACGGTCAACGTGCCGGTGCTGGTGTTGCCATAGACGCCGAGGTTCGCCATGCCAGGCTGAAGGCCCGTGCAATACTGCGGCGTGAGATAGCCGCACGTCTGCGCGGCCGCAGCACTTGTCAGAACCAGCCAGAACAGCAGGGCAGCCGCTATGCGACGCACACGAACCCCCCGTTGTTCCACAGTTGCAGAGACCCGGTCGGCGGCTCGGTGGTCGGCAGTGCCGTGCCTCCAGCAACCAGCAACGTCGTCGCCGAGACCACGCCGAACACCAGCGGCACGAACGGCTTCGCCAGCCGGTAGCCCGGCACGACACTGACGAATAGGCCGTTTGACCACAGCGAGCCGGGCGGCAGGTATTGCGGCGAAGTGGGCCAGCCTTGCAGCCCTTTGAGGATCAGGAAACCGCCATCGTTCAGCAATCCGTATCCCTGCGACGCGGTGTTCTGCGGCGGCGGCGGATTGCCGTACACGGCCACACTGACATCCGGCCTCGTCCACTCCATCGCAATCTTGTCGGGCGGCTTGGGCGGCAGCCGATACGGATCGAAATCATCAAGGCAGCCTTCGAGGCAGACTTTAAGCCCGGGCGCGTTGGGATCGCTGACCAGCTTGGTGCGAGGGAACTTGACGCTGCACCGCGCGCATATCGCAATGCCAAGGTCCGCCTCGCCGCGCGTGTCGAGAAACAGCGGCATCACACGGTGTAGCAGGTGATGTTGGGCGTGACCCGGAACGGCGAATTGCTGCGCTCCTCGGCCCAGGCCAGCGACTCAGCCTTGGTCAGCTCCGCCGTGACCGCCTGCAACCGCTGCTGCTTGGCCATCAGCGTGAAATACGAGGTCTGGGTCGCCTGCTCCTCGTCGGGCAACTCGTACATCAACAGCTTGGCGACACCCCATTGCAGCGCCTCCAGCCACCGCTGCGGCACCTCGACGGCGTTGGTCAGCAGACCAGGGTCCTGGATGTAGCGGCGCACCAAGGCCGCCACGGTGCCGTTGTAGAACGCCGTGACGTTGGGACACGGCCATTGCTTGATCACCGGAAAATTCAGTTGCCGGTCAATGAAGCACGAGTTCGGCTGGTTGCCCTGATACGACTTGTCGGGCTGGTTGTAATAATCGTCGATGTTCAGCGGGCCGTTGGTGATGTCCTGGCCGTTCGCCAGCCCGAAATTCAACTGGTTGAGCGTCCAGGTCGTCGAGGTCGCGCTCGGCAGAATGATCTGCACGTACTGCGACGTGATGCTCGGGTCGAGGTCGAAATACTGCCACACCTGCGGCGCGTAGGTCGTGCTGGGCAACGTCTGCACCGTGGTCCAGGTGACACCGTCCGGTGCGGTCTGGATCTGCAACGCCGCCGTCAACGAGGTCGAGCCCCCCAGCAGCACCCCGACCGTGTCGACCTCCATGGACGACAGGAAGTTGACGTTCACCCCCGGGTTGATGCCAGTGATCGCCACGTCGCTGTTGGGCGCGCCGGCAAACAACACCGTCGCGTCCGCCCCCGTCGTCAGCGTCGCCGTACTGCGCCACGGGTTCAGAATGCGCCAGTACGTGTGAATGACATCAACGGTGCCCACCGGGCACGCCACGTCCGGCGAACCGACCGTGATGGGCAGCAACAGATACTCCCGGGTCCACAACGGAAACCCGGCGTTGATCCACTGACTCGTGACGGTGAACACGATGTCGGTCGCAATGGCGATCTGCTCGCCCGACGCCTTGGTGATCGACTTGCCGGCCCGCCGAAACGAATGTTCCAGCACCTTCATCATGTCGTAGGGGTAGGTCGCAACGGTTCCGCTGGTGGTGCCCGACATGCGTCACCAGAGTCCGAACGGCATCGCAAGGAGTTCGCAGGCAGGCGGCACGGCTGACTCCCACAACAGGAAGATCAGCCGGCGGAGCCGCACCAGCCCGGAAGGCAATAGCCTAGCACATCATCCGGCGCGTTTCATCCCCGGTCAGGGTTGAAGCTGGATGACCTGTAGCGTGGCCGTCCCCGAACTCCAGGACGGCAGATTGAGGCGCAGTCCCTGCACCAGCGCCCCCAGCGAGCCGGCGAACGTCGCGGCCAATCCCGCCATGCCCGGAAACGGCACCCAGACCCCGTTGTTGGGCACGTAGCCTGTCGTCTGCACGTTATCGCCCGTGACCTCGACGTTGTAAGTCAGCACGGCGCCGGGCGACAGCAACACGAGAATGGCAGGCGGCACACCCTGTGCATTGGGAACGATCGCACACACGCCGCCATTGAGGTAAGCCGGGCCGGCCGCCGTTGCGACGACCTGATAGGTGTTCAGCCGGAATGTCATCCGGCCCTGACCTGGTCCACTGCATTGCGCATGGCCGGCTCGACATCAACATCGACGGCGATGTCGAGATCCACCGACACGGAAATCTGCCGGGCAACGCGACGCAGCAGGAACGCCGCCTCGCTTGTCCCGGCCCGGCCGTCTTCCTCCCACAGCGTAGCCCATTCCAGCAACGTTTCGGCCTGAGCCTTTGCCACCTCGACACGCATGGTCAACGCTTCCTCGCCATGCCGCCGCGCCTGAGCTGCGGGATGTCCTGCTCAGTCCCGGCCGCATCCGGCTCCGATCCAGGCTGCACACCGTACGCCATTTCGCCACCCGGCATCATGTTCTTCGGGGTCGTGGCGTTGCGGCCAAAACGAGGCGGCCTGTTGATCGGCATTTCCGAGCCGCCGCCCATCGGCTTGGCTCCCATGCCCGGCGGCAGATGCTTACGGTTGCCGCCGCGCGCCAGATGCAGGTCCTCGTGCTCGCCGTCGTGTTCGGCATTCTCGTGCTGCCGGAACGCCTTCTTGATCATGCCCTTTTCGTCGGCCATGCCACCGCGCGCCATCTTGTTGCGATGCACGTATTCCGTTTCCGGGTCGTGCATCTGCTCGATGCCGCCGCGCGCCATGTGGGCCGGCGTGTCGTCCGCCATGTGGTGGGTCTGCCGGCCGTCGGCATGGTGCTTGGTGTAACCGCCATGCGAGTGATGGTGGATCACTGCCCCGCCCAGTTCCTGCTCGACCTTGACGACGGAATGGCCGTGCGGATGCAGGTGCATCCCGCTGTTGGCATATTCGCCGCCCATCGCCATGCCTTCGATTTCGCGATGGCGGGCCGTGTGGTGGGTCTGGCGCCCGTCGGGATGATGGATTGTGTAGCCGCCGTGGCTCATGTGGCAGATGCGGCCGCCGGTCGCGAACGGTTCCTCATGCACGACCTCGTTGCCGTGCGGATGGATCGTCCCGCCGTGGGCGTAATCACTGCCGCCGTTCTCTTCCATGGGCTCTGGGACGCTTTTCATCCCGTGGGTTGGCTCATCGCCGGCATACGGCACCGCACCGCCATGCACGGCGCCACCGCCGGCATAGTCGCCCGGTTTCTCGGCCGCGCCGCTCATCTTCGTTGGCTTGTTGCCGCCGAACGGCGGATGGCCGCCGGCCTCGCGCTGCTTGATCGACCCGGAAAACCCGAAATCGCCGTGCATCTGGCCGTGTTTGCTGTCGAAAAAGCCTTCGCCATCGGGAATGTGTCGCATGTCGACCTCCTATTTCTTCCCGATGCCCGGGAACTTGCGATGCACCGCCGAGCGGACGGTCGCTTTCTCGGAAGGCGTACCATTGCCGGATACCCGCGCCAGCGCGTTGCGGGCGTGACTGGCGTCAGGAATGGGGTAACGCTCGCCCGGCAACGCGAAGTCGCTCTTGGTCAATGCGTGCCGCGCCGCCGCATCCAGATGGCCGCCCTTGGCCATGGCGGTCGGAGGCGCCAACGCACCTTGCTGCTGTTGCTGCGCCAGTCTGGCGCGGGCCGCGTTCGCCAACGTGCCCACCGCCTGCCGCGCTCCCGCGGCACGGCCAACGCCGACGAGACCCTGCGCCATGCGCTTGGCATCGTGAACCGGCATGGAGATCGTCGCGTTGCTCATGGGATCGGCCGAGCCGCCACGCGCCATCGCGGCCGGCCCGGGTGCGGTCTGGGCTGCTCCGACCGGCATACCCTGCTGCGGAAGGCGTTGCGGCATCCCCGGCTGCATTCCCTGCTGGCTTGCCATGGGCATGGAACCCATCGCAGCCGCCTGGGCCGGTGCCTGGGGTGCTTGGCCCGGCATCGGGCCGCCCATCGCCTTCTTGACCCGACCGCCACGGCGCAAGGTGTTGTCGTCGCCCTGAGCGCGACGCAACGCATCAACCTGCGCGTTGCGATCTTCGGCTTCTTGGCCAGTCACGGAAAAATCGTAGTAGTCTGGCGGAATGGGAGGCGTTGGCAACGGTTTCGCACCCGACGGGCTGCGGCCAGGACCGGACGGCGGCGGCGGCGATTTGTTGCCAGACGGTTTACGACCCGGCCCTGCATCGGAGTTACCGGTGGGTTCCGAGTCGCTGTGCCGGATTGTGCCGGTCGCAATGTCCTGACCCGGCGCCGTCGAAGACGGAAAAAACGTCGAGTCTTCTGCAACTGTCGGATAGGTCTTCGCCGTCGTGGATTTGGTCGTCGTGCTTGGCGCAAGGTTTGTGTTGTAGCTTTTGCCGTTCCAGGTGAACGTCTTGGGGCCACCGGACATGGCTTGCTTTCGAGCAGCGGCGAACGCCTGCTTGAACGACTGGCCGGGCGCGTTCAACGTCTCGGACTGGATATCGCCGCCCGATGCCTTCTTGATCCGGCCGCCGTGGCGCGCCGTCTGGCGATCGGCGTAGCTTTCCGAATAGGGATCGGGCGCCTCGTCGTGCGCCGGGTCTTGCCGGTGCGGCCGGGCATTGTCATTGTACTTCGTCGAGCCGGTGAACCCGAACTCGGCCGGAAATTCCCAGTCGCCGGACACATGCTTGATTGCCATATCACCAGCCCGATTGCTGTTGGGTGAGAGACACGCTGCCGTAAGCCGTCAAAGTCAAGCGCGACGCCCGATACGGCTGGGTCAACTGGCCGATCTGGTTGACCGTCAGGTTCGTCAGGTTCGAGTTCAACGGGGCCGACGCACGCGGATACGGCACGCCGGCCGGCAGCCATGTGCCGAACACGTCGTCCTGCGTCACCTCAACGGACCAGGTCGGCGCGCCGCTCAGCACGTTGACTTGGCAGCTTACCAAGAACTCGGGAACGAACGAGTCCCATACCACCCAAGGGCCGGACGCGGTGCCGTTCGTGCCCACCGTGAGGGTGCTGGCCGTGTTGCCGGTCGGCACCACCGAAATCAGCGAGGCATAGTCCTGCGTGGTCTGCGCCGCGCCGGCATTGGCGCCGGAAATCGTTTCCGACTGAATCACGCTGCCCTGCTGGCTGCGGGCCGTGCCGGTCACGACGAAACTGATGCCGCTGTCGTTGCCCGCGCTCGTCACGATGATCCGGCGCGGCGCGTCAAGCGTCAGGGCGGACGCAATCAACGGCAGCGGCAGCCCTGCAAACCCGTTCTCGGCCGACGCCAGCAGCGAGGCGTTGCCGGCGATGATGGTGACGGTCGTGACGATCGGGTGGGACATTGCACCGCCGCTGTGTGGAACCTCCCCGGCCAGCGCCGCCAGCCGGGGTAGCGTATCACGCGATCAGAAGTCGGCGGATGCCGAGATGACACCACCGCCCGTCGAGTTGCCCGACTGAAGCACTTCAACCTGCCCGGCCGTCTGGCCCGACGCCACCGTGGTCGTCAGTTCGATGGCGCCGATGCCCGAGCCGCCCGAGGTTGCGGCGCACGCCGTCAACGCCGTCGCGGTGCCGGCCACGTTGACCGCCAGCGTGCCGACCGTGCAGGCCGCCGTGGGCGCCGCCCGCATCAGCACCGGGTTCGGGATGACGCAGCGGCCCGACGTGGTGCTGACGGCCTGACACACACCGAACGTGGTCACGCCGGACACCGCCTCGTTCACTTCCCAGAAATACCGGTTGAGCTTGGTCAGCTCGACACCGGCCGGACGCCATTCCAGGTTCGTCGCGATGGTGCCCTGCTCAAGCTGGACGCCCGTGATCTGGAAGTAGTCGTTGGTGCCGGCCGTGCCGGTCGGGGTGAAGCAGATGTTCACCGCCGCCTCGGTCACGGTCGCGGCCAACGTGCCGGTCACGGCAAACCGCTGCCAGTTCGTGGTCAGGGTAGCGCCGTAGCTGACCGGCGTCGCCGCCCCGGTCCAGCCCGAGATGAACGAGGCAAGGCCCTGGTCGGTGCCGGTTCCGGTCGCAACCTGCGCCGTCAGCAGGCTGGACGTGGCGGAAAAATTCGACCCCGCCAGCGCCCAGAACGAAAGCGTCACAGGCTGGCCGGCCAGCGGCTTGATGTCGGAGGTCGGGATTTCCTGGATGAGGCAGGTTGCCGCGACGCCGGTCTGACCGCTGGCGCGCTGCACCTGCTCGGCATTCGTGAACACCGGAGTGCCCGTCCCGGTCGGCAGGGACGAGGTCACGTTGGTCAGCGTCTCGTTGGTCGAGGTGCCCGAATAACCGGCCCAGCGATCGGCATGGTACGTCGCGGTCGTCGTGATCGTCGTGACCGCCGTCGTGCCGCGCTGGTAGACGTTGAAGTTCGAGTTATCGACGAGGTTCTTGAAGTTGGGGCCGGCCTGGCCGAACAGAACCTGGGCGGACGCCGGCCCGGCGAGCGCCAGCGCTACGGCGACCGCGAGCGCTGCAAAAACGGGGATACGGAAGCGCATCGTCTTTCTCCTTCAAGCCGCCGGGTGCGGCTGGTCACTGGGCGTTTCACTGGGCGTTTCACTGGCAGGCACCTCCGCGCCCGGCACCGTGCCGGTCGTGTCGATCGTTTCGCCGGTCACAACCTGCCGTTCCGGGTCAACCGGCACGATCAGCGGCACGACATTGCTGGGCGTCTCGGCCACCGGGTCGGCATCCACGGCGCCGTCCCATGCGGTCAGCGGCGGCTCATCGGCAGCCGGCTTCGAACCGCCCACAAAATACCGGACAACCGCCGCGATTGCGACATGCAGGTCCTCCCAGGCCGGCGACGACCGGAACGGCTGCTTTGCCAGTTCCGCGTCCACAGCCTGTCGCACATTGGCAACGTGCGTTTCGACAACATCAGTCACACAGTTTCTCCTTATGCCGGCGTGACGCCGATCACGTTGACCAGCTTGGCGGTCGAACCACACTGCGACCCATCGACATGCTGGGCAATGACGAGCCGGTTGATGCCGTTCGAAGCCGCGCCCGCGACCGCGAACGTGCCGCGCGGATCGCCGGTCAGGTTGGTTGCCGGGCTGGTCTGGTCCGCGACCGTCAGCGTGCCGCCGTTCTGCGCCATGGCACCCGCCCATTTGGCCGACAGGATGTAGCCGGCGTCAATGCAGCGCACCTGGAGCCCGAACGTGTCCGACGTGCCGACCGACACCAGCGAGGCCGAGGTGCCCAGCGCCACGACCGACAGCACGCCGATGCACGCCTTCTTGGCGACCACGGTGTTGGCGTTCGGCCCGGTGATCAACTGGGTCTCAATGTTGCCGTACTCGTCGAGCATCGTGGCCAAGAACGTGATGCCCGACAAGTTGGCGGTCGAGGTCAGCGAAATGCAGCGCGGCACGTCCAGCACGTACAGCACCGATCCGTTGACCGGGCTGACCGCCGTCTGAATGCCGGCGCCCGCCGTCAGAGCCAGCGCCGTGCCGTTTGTCGGCGCCTGCAACACGGCGATGTTGGCCGTCTGCAACGCCAGCGGCACGATGTTGCGGACGATGACACGCCCCAGCGGCCCAACCCCGTACTGGTTGGTCGGGTTGCCATCAACCGGGTAGCCCGTCGTGACCGGCAGCCCGGAATTGCCGTAGATGTAGCCGGTCGTCGAATACAGGCAGAACCCGTTCGGGCCGGTCGGGCCGGTGTAGATATCGTCGGAAACGTGCATCGCGGCCTCCTATTGTTGCAAAGCCGCGTTCAAAGCCCCGGCGTGCCGTATGCGCAGCGCGGGTCCGTCCACCCATACGCTTCGCGCTTTGTCGCCTTGAAACGCATGGTGTCGGTCTCAAAATCGCCCTCCATGCTGCGCTTCAAGCCGCGCCGCACCATCAGCTTCAACCCCTGCGGCGCGTCCGTGTTGACCCACCATGCCGTCGGGCTGGTCAGGCGAGACATGTTGTACTGCCCCTCCGTCAGCAGCTTCATGGTCTGGATCGGGTTCACGTCGTTGTTGGATGTGCCGGTGCGAAGCGGCGTCTTGAGGATGATTTCGGCTTGCAGCACGTTGGCCGGCGCGCACGTCACCGCGCGGGGTTGCAGCCTGATCTTCTTGCCGTTGTTGTCGACCGCGCCGCGCACCTGCACCAGCACCTGTTCTAGGCTGGTCTGCGACAGCGCCGCCGCCGTGGGCAGGATGTTGGAGAACGTGCCGTTGAAAATGGGGTGCGAGGCGGTATTCAGAGGCACGCCGTCGCCGCCCGGATACGAGGCATTGAACGCACGGTTCAGCACGTTCGCTGTGTTGGTCTCGGTCGTCTCAATCAGCGATTGACCGAGATGACGGGCATAGATCTGGCCGATGCGGATGTGATCGCCGTCCTCGACCAGCACCTGGGTCAGCGCGAAGGCAAGGCCGTAGATGCGATACTGGTAGCGTTTCGTGTAGAGCTGGCCGCCCGACTGATACGTGACCGGCGAGCCGTCCGGCATTTCGGGGGCAGCCCCGAAACCGAACAGCACGGGTTCCTCGTGATACTGGCGCGGGATACCAAGTTGCTCGCGAAACGGGCCTTTCCATTCCTCGACGCGCTGCTCGTAGACGCCGTCGAACTCCTCGTTGAGGATCGGCGCCACGATCGACCGAAAATCTGGACTCCGCATCGGATCGGCCATCTTGGTCTCCTTTCGTCAGGTGGATGGCTGTTCCGTCTCGAACGAGCCGCCCGTTGCTTGTCAAACGCCGCCGCGAGGCAGCACGGATCAGCCGATCGAGTTCTGTCCCTTGGGGCCGATTTGCGGGTACGCGCAGGTCACGATCAGGTCGGTGTACGGATCGCCGCCGTTGTCGGGATCGCCGGACAACGGCGCGAACTCCATCAGGGTGAACTGACCTTGCGAGCCCGCCGGAACGCCGGCAGCACCCAGGGTGCATTGCGAGAACCCGAGCGAGGTCGACCCGGCCGCGATGTTCGTGACGTTGAAGGACTGGCCCAACTGCGTCGCGGCCACGCTGCCGTCCGCCTGCACCAGGAACCGGCTGCCGGGAAGCCACGCCGGCCAATAATAGACGAACATCTGGTAGGACGGGTCATAGACCGTACCGGCCGGCCAGAACGGCGAGGAGGTCGGCGAGCCGCCCAGCGGGGTGAATTCGACGCCGGCGAAAATGCCGTAGATCGGGTCGGGCGTGCCGCCGGCATTGGCGATGGCATTGAACGTGCCGGTTGCCGGATTCAGCTTGAACGGCTGCCACTTGAAGATGTTCGAGGCGTAGCCGCTGGTAATGCCGAAGGGAGCGCGGACGGTTCGCACCGTGCCCGACTGATCGCCGATCGGCTGAATCCCATTTGGCGTCGAAGTGAGAGCCATCTGTTCCTACTCCACGGTAAAAGTTGCCGTGGACCAGGCGTACGCGGCCGGGGCGTTACCCCTCGAACCTTGGCGTCCGTCCGGTCCTTTGGACCAGCGTCGCCATTCCGTCACCTTGCTCCCGAACGAGGTCTGCCCCCGCCTCCGCCTTCATGTCTTCGAGGATTCGCACGATGCTTTCCTCCTCACGAAGCGGGGCGTGGTGATGCGCTTCCTGCATGTAGAGCTGGTACAGCCGCATCGGCAGGCGCATGGCCACCATCTCGTTGACGTTCACGACCCCGGTCACTCCACCGGCCAGGATGCCGGTGTCTTCCCATCCCGGGAACTCCTCGACTCGGACAAGCTCGTATCCGAGTCTGCGTCGCCGCTGGATGGTGTCGCGTGGGTTGGAAACCGTCGCCCAGAAAGAATGGTAGCCAGGAAAATTCGGAAGGTCGGGCAGAATGGATTGCTGCATTCCGTCCCGGAACAGCTCGACGCGCTCGGCGTCGGTCAGTTCCCTGTCTTCGCTTTGGTCGCGCTCATCACGCTCGCGCTCGGCCTCGATGCGGCTGTCGAGGTGCGCCCGGTAGGATGCGCCCGGCTTACGGCCGGGGGCCTTGCGCCCCCCATCCGTTTTCTCGCCGAGTCTGCCTTCCGATTCGCTCACTCAACCGCTCCTGCGTCAGGTCCTGCCAAAGCCGGATTCCCGGTCATAGGTCGCGTACGACTTCATGAGCCGGTTGTACTTGTCTCGGTTCGCGACACGACCCTGCGTGTCGATCGCCCCGGCCAGCACCATTGCCTCCTTGCGACCGGGGCTGAGATAGACCCGGTTCGAGTTGGCACTGGCCGTCGTCTCGTTGCCACCCGTCACGGGCGGCCCACGTCTCTGTGCCGGCGGCTGCACCGCAACGCGCCGCTCTTGCGGTTCCCGGCGCTGCTGGACAGCCGGCGCTTGCCGCTCCTCTGCCGCGAAACGATGCGGCAGGTAGCGCGCGGCGCGGCGCTCCAACTCGTCCCAGTAGTCGGTCGTGTTGGGATCAAAGCCGTCCCGCATCACGTTGGCGTCGATCGTGCTGAGGATCTGGGTGTCCTCGTCGGCCGGCACCTGCTGAACCTGGCCGTTGACGAACTGCTCACGGTAGTTGATCCACGAGTGATCCTCGCGAAATTCCTTGGCAAGCTGCTGGGCCGCGACGCTGAATGGCCGCTGCGTCTGCTGCGGCGCCGGCTGGAACTGCTGCGGCGCACCACCGGCCTGCTCGATGCCTTGGTGATTGCCCGTTGCCAGCATGTTGCGCTGCACTTCGAGGCGGCTCGCCTGCATGATCGCCTGATCGCGGGCCTTGAGGGCCGCCGTCATGCCCTCGACATCCTGTGCCGTGTTGGCTTCCGCAAACACGCGCAACTGGTCATCCGCCCGAGCCTGGAGGTCGGCCCGCTGGCGATCAAGGTCCGCGATCGTCTGGCGAACCCGGCCCTGATCCAGTTCGGCAAGGCGCGGCTCGACGACGGTGCCAAGCTTCGATTGAAGCTCGGCCACCTGGGCGGCAAGCCGCGCCATTTCCTGGCGCGACCTGTCCCGGCTGTTCTTTTCCTGGTGGCGCTTGTACTGCCGCAGCGACAGCCCGAGGCGCTCGGCCTCCTGCTGATCGCGCTGCCGACGGGCATCCACATGAGCACGGCCCTGCTCGCGCTGCTGCCGTTCGACGTAGGTTTCGTCCTCGCCCTGCACCACGGGCGCTTCGCGGGCCGTCTGCGGCGGCCGGCCGTCGTCATCGACCTCAATGACTTCAAACTGCGGCTCGGCCTGCCGATCGGAACGGCGCGAACGATCTGCCGGCGCCTCGTTCTCGGCGGGGCGCCCCAGCTCGTTCAGAAGATGGGTGACGTTTTCGCCGCGTTCGAGCGGAGCGGAGGACGTGTACGTGCCGGCCGGGGCGTCGTCCTCGTCGTCATCGTCCGAGATGATGGCGACCTGCCCGGCCATTACTGGAAGTCCCTATGCGCCATGGCATCCTCGGCCGAGCGAAAGCGGCCAAGAATGGCAAGGTCCTTGAACAGCGCGACCTCCAAATCGTCGGTCACGGTGCGGACCCGTTCCGTACCATCATAATCGAAATACTTCTGGGAGCGCTTGTGCTTGATGCGCTTGCGCTCACCCTGGTATTTCGGAACAAACACAAAATCGCCGACCTTGCACCACGCCCCCTCGGGCCACATTTCGGCGGTTTCGCGATTGCGGAACGCCAGCGGGCCGACGGCGATGACTTGGCCGACCTGGCAGTTGTCCCGCTCGGTCTTGCGGTCTTCTTCACTAACCTCGAACGCCCCGCTCATTTGCAAGGCAGGCAGGCGAAGCTGCACGAAAACCGTACTGCCAAGGGGGTCGTACGGCGCCGGAATGGTGGGGAACGCTTCCTCGACGGACTCGTAGACCGGATCGCCCCGGTTGTTGCCGGCGGCGGCGCCAAGAAACAATTTCGGAGCTGCGTTCATGCCTCGTCGCCCTCATCGTCGATCTTGTTGATTTGCCGAAACTGCTTCAGCGCGACCTCCAAGCCGGCCCGGCGGGCCTGCAACCGCGCAACGGCGGGATCGGTCGTTTGAATGCTCAGGAGTGATTGCACGCAGGCTTCCATTTCCCGGAGAAGCGTTTCTTCGAACCGCGACGCTGGCATGGCCGCAGACGTGCATTTGTTTTCGCCAGACAGTCAATCGGTTCACAGCATCGACCGTGTCAGCCCGTGGCATTACGTGCATATCGGGGAATACAGTGTCGGCCCGCATGTGGTAGGCACTGACCGGGCAATTCTGGGGATGCTGATGAGCGGCGCCAAGGATCACATGAACCGTAAAGAAGCCGCCGCTTACCTTTGCAGCATGGGCTACAGGATTTCCTATCGCACGCTCGAAGACATGGCTCGGCACGGCCAAGGACCGCGCTACGTCCGATTTGGCTGGCGCATCGTCACCTATGCTCGCGCCGATCTGGACGCCTGGGCAAAAAGCCAAGCCGTGGTCATCCACGGCAGCCAGCCAGAAACAAAAAACCCCGGCGCGAGGCCGGGGCAAGTTTAGGGGGGAAACGCTCTACGAGACCATCTCGCAGCCGTCCTCATGCTGCAACGCGGCGCCACCCAAAATCAAGCCTGATCAGTGCCCCGACGGATTGGTTCCCCGCGCTGTCGTCGGCGTCGTCGAAATCTGGCCGGTACCATACGGACTGGTCTGCGTGTCAGTCCGCCCCAGCTTGTGGAGCATCTTGTTGGGCAGCGGCCCGGGCGGCAGGCTTGCGGACACCTGCGCCGGCCGGTTGGTGCTTTCGCCGCGATCCGAAGCTTTCGAGGTCGTCATGGTTTACATCCCCTGCAATGATTCGCCGTTACGGTAGCCGCTGCCCTGCCCGGACTCAATCCGGCTGTCAGCTATGTCCCGTGCCGTTTCGTTATCAAGTTCCGTCCGCTGCAACGTGGTCTGGGCAGACAGTTGCTGGCCCTCCCGCATCGCCGCCACCCGATCGGCCTGGATCGCATTTTCCTGCTGTTCGAGTTGCAGCTTCTGCGCGTTGTTCTGCGCCGTCGCCTGGTCCGCCATCGTCTTGCGCTGCGTCTCGGCCGCCGCCGCCTGCACCGCTGCTGCCGCCGGGTCCATCGGCGGCTTGGGCGCCATCTCCTGGAGCTTCTGCATCGCCAACTGGATCACCGGCATCATCGGCGCCAACTGCTGCTGCACCTGCGCCACCACACCCGGGCTGGCGGTCGCCAGCAACCCGTCGAACTTGGCCTTGACCTCGGGATCGCTGGACAGAAGCTCCTTGGCATCCATCTGCGCCGCCTGCGTCACGGTCTGCACCGTGCTGGTGACATACAGGAACGCGATGTGCTCTCCAGCATGCTTGATCGCCGCCGGCAGGAACACGGGCGCCAGGATCTGGTTCATGCCGAGCATCGGGCTCTTGATGAAATCCATTAGCACGGACAGGTGGGCAAAATGGTCCTGGGCCGGAAACACCTGCACGGGCTTGCCCATCGCCATGGCAAGGCATTCGTTGACTTGGTTCTCCTCGACCGGCTCGGGCATGTCGACCAGAAGCGATTCGGGGTCGGCCCACTTGATCAGTTTCAGCCCTGCCAGCTCGACCTCGCGCGCCTTCCACAGCGCCGGGTTAACCATCATGCGCGACTGGATGTAATTGATCTGCGCCCAGCGCTGCTGGTCGGAATAGATGGTTGGGTCGGACACAGGCTGGATGTCACACGGCCCCTCATAGTCCGAGCGGCGGACCATGATTTCCTTGCCGGCTTGGTCCACCTTGAGGACCTCGGGCAGATACAGCCGGTTCAGGCGATGCAGCCCCATCAGCAAATGGTTCAGAGCGGCATGGGCGCGGCCATGGATGGCGGAGAACACCACCAAGCCTTCCTCGACCCGCGACATCTGCGTGCCGACCGGCACAGGGCTCGGGCCTTGGCTGGGCGTCTCGTCCATCGAGGTCCGCACCACGCCGCGCGCCGCCTCGACCACAAAGCCCAGCAACTGGAACAGCACCGCACTGGGCTGGTTGAACGGGAACGGCATGACCGCCTGCCGGATGTCCTGCGTTTCCAGCGGCACGTCGATCTCAATCAACGAGCCGATTGCAGGCGAAACAGACTTGCCGGACAGGCCAGACCCTTTGCGGTAGACGCCCGACACTGAGTTGTTGACCAGCGCCGAGTCCAGCAGCGCCCGCAACGCGCCCGTCGCGGCAGCAGACAGGCCGCCAATCAGTTGGGGAAAGCCGATCGAAAGAGCGCCGCGCCATGGCAGGAACGGAAATTCATAGTCGTGTTCGATAGGCTCTTTGGCAGTGTCGCCCTGCTCCCAGCAGCGATACATCGCCACCATGGCGCGATTGTTGAAATCAATCGAAATGAGATACGGACAAATGTCGCCTTTTTTTTCTTCGTCTAGTTCACCTTCGATGTCGTCGGTGATTTCCAGCAGCGCCATTGTTTCGTAAATGGTTCTGTCGCCATCCTGGTTGTCGGCGTTGTCTTCACGGCCTTCAATCTTGTCGTTGGCCTTCTGGGATTTGCTTTGGTCCTCCTGCATCGACGGGGCGGCATCGCCCGTGTCGATGTAGAGCCCCTGGTTGATGCGCCGCTTGAAATCCACGGCACTGACGGTGTCGGCATAGGTGCGCCGGCTGGCCGTTCGAAAGTCGGCCGCCGCGAACGGAATATACATCTTGTCAACCGACCGGAATTCCATGCGCGGTCGCGCCAGCCGGTGGTCCCACCAGAGGTGGATGAATTGTGATCCGCCGAGCGGCACCTGCGTGAAAGTCGTTTCCAGGACTGACCGCGCCTCGCTGATCTGCGTGGTCAACTGATAGTTCATGTGCTCGGTCTTGCGCTTGGCCCGCTCGGTTTTCTCGTCCGTCACGACACCGACAATGTGGGGCTTGACCGGACCTGACGGCGGGAAAAGCTCCTTCATGATGCGGGCGTTATAGTCAACGCACGCCTCGGCCATCATGGGATGCACGACTTTCGACGCACCCTCGAAATCCGCGCCGCCTGGGGCGTCCTTGCCCATGCCGGTGCGTTTCAGCCCTTCCTCGTATTGCTTGTCGCGCAGCTCGCGCGCCTGCTTGTCGCGCTCGATCTTCTGTAACAGGTCCGTCACGATCCGGTTCTTGACTGCGTCGCTCAGCACCTCGGCGAGATTGGCGTAGAACGCCCGGTCAAGCGGCTCAGACTCGTCCCGATCGGTCGGAAGATCCACCCAGGAGCCGCCATGCTCGTCGGACGGCCCTAGATCAACAGCATCGGGGTCGGGCGCGACCTCGACGTATTCCTCCATGTCCACGCCCCCGGACGGAGCCGGGATCAGGTCGGCGCGGCGGTCAGGCGGAAGCTGCGAGCGCGACATGGCAATCCATCACGATGGAATGGGACACCACCAGCGAATTGCACCGGATCAGGGGCTTGACCGTATCACGAAGACATGGCCGCACGCCATCACGCGGCCCACCCTAGCCTTCGACCTTCTTTCCCGCATGATGCGGCCTGATCCGGTCAATCAGGTAGCGGCCCGGCGAGTCGGCCTTGAGCATGGCGTCGAGGTGCTCCTTGCCCGCCGTGGCGTAGCGATAGGCCGCGCCTGGAATGCCGCCCGCACCCTTAAACCGGATGAACAGCGCCTCGCCGTCATGCCCGACGGAATGGACGTTGCTGGACTGAACCGGCGTCATGACAGGCAGCGACATTGTTTACTCTCCGTAAGGATTGACGCGACGTTTGGATTCCAGCCTTTCAAACTCGCGTTCGGCTTCCTCAATCTTTTTCAGCCGCGCCTCCTCGTAGTCAATGGTCGCCTCGTCGGGCGTCGCTTCCAACATGCCCCGGTCACGCAGATACAGCAGCCCCGAGGTCAGGGCGTCGACCTGATCGTCGTGCTCCGTCGTCCCCGGGCCGGCATAGGCGCACACTTCTTCCAGAAACGGCTCGCACCAGTCGCGCGGCAGCCCGGCCCGGTCAGGCAACGCGCTTTCGGGCAAGAACAGCATTCCCTGCCGCACCAGCGGCGCCACGGCATGGGCGCGCTGCATCTTGCTCTGGTGGCCAGGATTGTACGGCCATGTCGGCACGCCGTACTTCACAAGGCTCTGGCGCATCGACATGCCGGACGATTTTTCTTCAATCAGGACAACGTCCGCACTGCGGCCAGGCTTCTTGCCCCACTTCGTCTTGTGCTGTTCACGCGCCTTGTCCAGCAGCTCGGGAAACCCCAGCCTGTCGGTCCAGCAATCGCACAAGATCGCCGCCATCCGCGACCTGATGCCGCGCTTGCGCCGCTCCCTTTCGTCGAACGCCTGCGTGACGTTGAACACGCCCAGCACCAGACTTGCCGTCGGATCAGTCGTCTGCTTCTTGACGTTAAAATTGTGCTCGGAGAACGCCGTGTCGTAGCTCTCAATGACGAAACTAAATTCCGGCAGCGGCCGATCGGCCGGCCATAGCTGCATCCATTGCCGGCGAAAAATCGTTCCCTGCTCGCCCTCGTCGAGATACGCCGCCTCGATCTCGCGCCTGCCTGCCTGGGTGCCGGCCAGCGACAGAAGCTGGTTGCGAAACGACACCGACAGGTTGGCGATGTTGTCGTACGAGCTGCGGACGACGACGTTGGTGCCGGGTCGCTTTTCGAGGCGTTTGAGGTAGGGCACAGGCCGCAGCGGCGGCGTCGTGCCCATCACCGCCCGCGCCGGCCGTCCGTCCGGGTGCGGCAGCCGCAGCCCCAGCAATGCGTTGTTCATGCTGTTTTCGAGGTTGCCGCTGGGTTGGTCCCACGCCGCGATCTCGTCGCAAATCATCGCGTGGCACTGCGGGCCGCGCAGTCTGTTTCCGTCCTCGGTGGCGGAAAATCCCCGGATCATACTGCCGTTGACCAGATGGATTTCGTTGGTGGTCTTGTTGTAGCCGGTATCAACCGAGCCGCCGGCAAAACACTCTGGCGGAATGACGTTGCAGAATCCCACCGGCCCCTCAAACAGCGTGCCGCGCACGTCAGCCTTGGTGGGCGCGATCGCATGGCCGATCAGGTTGGGCCACTCCCACATTTCCCACCACAGCCATTCGACTTGAGAAATAGTCTTGCCGAACCCGCGACCCGCCCGGAACAGAGTGATGAGCCAGTCAAGTTCCGACGACGGGATCTGCTTGCCGTGGCTCTTGTGCTTGACCCGGGCATCGACAAGCCATTTGCGGCGATGCGCAAACGCGGCGATCTCTGCCGCGCTGAGCATGTCATGGGTGTAGCTGTCCACGGCTTATTGGCGCGTGACTGGCACCACGCCGGCCACGACCAGCAGATGCGCGCGTCGAAGCTGATCCACCAGCGTGTCGTACATCCGTTCCAGCGCATACGTCTGGGCATGAAGCGCAGCCGGCAGGGTTTTATTGTATAGGTAGCGGCTTGCACAGCATCCCGGGGTCGCACACCATTCGATACGCTCGGCCACCTCGCCGGACGGCATGATCTGCGCCTCGCACAGCGCCTGCCAGTCGTGATCGCTACCCATCGTCACCCTCGCTCATCGTCGGCACGGCCCATTCCGCCCAGCGCCGCCACTCGGACGGCCACGCCCAATACACGATCCTCTTGCCAACATGCCGGAACGCGATCTCCCCGGAAGCGTCAACACCAACGACGACGCGCCCGGCCGTCAGCTTGTGCGGCTTTGGTGGTTTGGTGGGTGTCCACACCTGCCCGGCTGCCAGCGCCACATTGTTGTCATTTGGCATTTTCAACCGCGTCGCGCTTGTGCTGCTCCATCATGCGATCGACCGCCGCAGCGAGGTCAAGCCGCTCCTCGCGCGTCAGGCTGCGCGCCGCCAATCTGGCCAGCATCAGCACCAGC